AAAATAAAATAACAAACAAAACCGACCAAAGCTATCACAAACCCACACACACCGCTCTATCATCTGAGCACACAGCTTTTCTCTGTCTTCACCCGCGCGTGTCCGTCCCTCTTGAGCCGTAGCCTTGATTCCATCTTGTGCTTCGTTCTCCTAGTTCTTTCCGCTTCTATGGCATCCACCAGTTCTAACACTTATTACATGGATGGCGACCCTAGATGGCCGACGCGAGACCCAGGAGCCCCTATTACTAGGGACGCTCTACCACAGCGCATATCTGAAGCTTGGAACACCGTCATCATAAGGCACATGCTTTCTGATAGCGATGACCAGGACTCCATTCTTGGTAGAGATGGTTTACCAGCAACACGATTCAACGCTTACAGTGGCTTGCTGCCAACCTTCGTTCAATCTCTTGGTCTCCCCGTTAACCGCTTATGGCTTCATGCACCTGTGTCAGCAATTGAAGCCCCGTTATGCGTAGACACCTCCTATGTCGTCCATGGTCTATACATGTCCATTGGAATCCACGCATATGAGGAAACGAGATTACAACCAGTCGGGACCTTCATTGCTTTCAACTTCGCAAACGGCTACTGCTATCTGAACTTTTTCATTCCAATGAGCTTTCAGATCAGTGGCGCCAACGTTGAAGCTTTCTCCCGACTCATCGAGCAACTCCCTGATGTGCTTGGTGCATACCCAACGCTTGGAAACCTCTTGAAAACAACCATTTACTTAATGCGTGTCTTTCCGGAAATCTTGGATGCCCCAATCCCTATCATCGCGAAGCGTCCAGGCGTTGCGCAGTTTCACGTAACAGATAACAGAGGTTTACCTCCGACATGGTTTTCCATGATGTGTGGTAGTGTCTCATCGTTCGTGACGCTCTTACTGCACAATCTTGGCGATGAACTCCTCAACGGCATTGTCGGCTCAGCTGAAGAAACAGGTCGATATACAAATTGGAATTCTGAACATGACCACTGGATTGCAAGCAGGTTTATAACTCTTGAAGATTACTACACCACGATGTCCTCAGCTTTGAGCGTTGATTATCGAACAAAAGGTGGTTGCGCAGCTCTCCGCGACCTGTTTTCAGATCTTGGCTATAGTGGTATGGTCCGGCCAACAAAACGCTTTCCAGAAAGCGCGCAAGGTTTGAGTAGCTTCTACTTCCACCTCTCCGACAGAGCGCCATTTAAAGCTATCCAAGTTTTTCTTAGTGTTTTGCGCGAAATTATCTACAACGATGACTACGACCCACCATACAGTAGCGTCCGAGCTCGGCTTATCAATCTTAGTAGTCTTCCTTATGACAATCCAAATGCATGCTTCACACGAAACATCTTCGAGGATGAGAACAAGCTTGTTTGGAACTTCGAGTTTTACAAAGTCATGACTATAGCCAGCAACGCTACTGCTGATCGGGAGACCTTCTTCAGGAGTCATGTTCTACCTTTCAGATCCTTTGTCAAAGAAGCTTCCAATAATCGATACAACCTGCCAAGCCCATTTGAGATAACAACGCCTGTGAAAGCCACTCCCGACGAGGTTCCCCTTGTTGAAAGCACGACTGAATCTACAACCACAAGTCCCTCAGCATGGTGGCAGGTTGCGGTAGGCTTAATCACTACCGTTCTTGCAGCACTCCTTGTCTTCTTCTGGCGTTGCTTCCTTAGTGCGAAAAAGATTAAGATCCGAAGGAAAGACACCTTCCCATGGTTCGGCTACTCCCACGGAGGTCCTCCACCTTCACCACCAGGCGGGCCACCCCCAGGTTCACCACGGGATGCTTCTTATCAGCGACTTCCACGCACTGTCGTTCGTGACCTCAGCTTTGATGAGGATGATGATCTACAGAGCGTTGACTTGGAGGAAGCAGGAATTCGCTTCAAGAGTTTGATCACCACTATCGAAAGAGGAAATCTCCAAGAGCTTCAAGCAGTCATTCCAGAGCATATTAGTGATCTCAATGTTTTGCAGTCGAGCGCCCATGGATCTGGTTTTTACACTATGGTGTCACTATACTTGTCCACCCTAGGTGATGCAATAACAGCTTTTGAGCAGAGGAATGATGTCTCACCAGCAACAATTCAGTCACTTAGAACTCTCGAACTCCAACTCGAGGCTCGCCATCTCAGATTTAATGAAGCCGGAACTCCAACACACATCCTCCAGAGAAGCATCAGCGCCTCTGTTGGGCGAGCAATCATAAGATTAACTCAAAGCGCCCTCTTTGCATCTGGCGAGGGGTTTCGAACACGAATGGCATCTACGCTCCAACGAATTGCTGATGAGAGTTCCAACAACCTTACCTCCTTCGATGCAAGAGCACTGGACATGACGAGCGAGCTTTTCCAATCCATAGCAGCCGCCCTTGACTCTGACAGTGATGATATTGTCCCGCTGCTTGCTAAAGCTGAGGCCTCGCTGCAGGTGTACAACAACTTCTTCGGGGTTCACTACGTCTCAACAACGCTTTTTGCACTCAGACGTGAGCTAATTCTCCGAAGCGCAGAAGGGCGTGTTGGTGAACAACCAACTGGAATCTCCGAAGAGTCAAATGAAGAGCTTGTGCAAAAATCCATGCAAAAACTAGATAAAGAGATCGAGCTCTTCCAGGCCCAGATCGACAATCAGCGACGAGTTGCAGAGATAACTGAGTCTTCAAACCTAAGGGAAAACATCTTGCAACCAATAAACACTGTAGCAAACATAGCTATGGCAGGAGCTTTCTTAAGAGGTGGAGCACGGAGTCAACTCCCAGGTGTTCTCCCTCAAGCACAACCCCACACACAAGCGTTTCGGCCATTCACGGGCCGGGCGCATCACCTAACCACGATAGGACGGGTCCAGCGCTTCCTCAGGAGGCTGGGCCACTAGTTTTCCGCATTTGCTCATTCGCACCTCGCATAGGCCGTCCTACTTTCAACACTTTCTTTAATACTTTGGTCATTAATATGATCAGGCCCACACTCATCGTGGCGCCCCATTGTCTCCACAATAGTTTAAATTGAGCAACCCAAAACACCAAAAATACCATCATGCATTTTGTACTTCCATCTGCATTCCACCCCATTGTGTTTAGATAATCGTTTCGTCATCAAAGTATGGCGAGTGTAAACTCCACATCTGTCGGCTTGACCGAGTGTATGGGACCTTCGACAAAATCGTTACGAGTTGCATACCTAGCTCTAGACTTAAACCTTTAGAGCTTGGGACGAACTTGGAAGATAGCACACTACTTGCGCCTATAAAGCCCAACTGTCTGTGACCCTTCACAACGATTTCTAGATGATTCTACGGAATTAGTCTTTCAAATATCTCGGCGGCACTCGACACGATTGCATCCACAACACAACGCAAAGTCCGGTTTGGATATCTCGAACTCTAGTTACGGTACGTCATGGAGCAACCTGGCGGCCCTACGTCATGATACTTCGAGCTCTACCTCTTTAGCACCGCGCGTTGTGCCACGTCATTAAACCCCCAGCATGTTTATTTTCTGTCGTCCCGATGAAGCTTTCGAGCCAAGGGACACCTGCATAGAAAACGTCACTCTTGTGATGCAAAAACAATGCACCTGTCGATCGTCATTGATCGGCGGCTGTTGTTTGACAAACCCAGCTTTTGTACACAGGAAATGTGACAAAAAAAAA